AGTTCTGCGTTTTTAATAGGTGTTAATAGTGGCAGCGCAACTGGGAGTTGGGACACTGCTTCTTCTGTTGCCGCACTTAATCAATGGAGTCACTTTGCTATGACAAGGGAAGGAACCTCTTTAAAGGCATTTTTAAACGGTACTTCTATTTTAAGCACTACTAATAGCGCAAACGTAGATAATAATATAACATTTAATTTAGGTAAATGGAGAAATTCTACAGAACATTTTAACGGATATATGCAAGATGTAAGATTAACAAAAGGTCTTGCAAGATATACCGCTAACTTTACCCCATCAACCGCAACTTTTGAAGGATAGTGTAATCCAAAAACCATATAAATAGTAGCATACACTTTTAAAAGTCGGAGACTATTTTATGGCACCACCTAATTCCAGAGATACGCTGATAGATTATTGTAAGCGTCGCCTTGGTGATCCAGTACTGGAAATCAATGTTGATGAGGACCAGATTGAAGATCGTATAGACGAGGCCTTACAGTATTATCAAGAGTATCATTCAGATGCTACTGTCCGTACTTATTTAAAACATTTGGTAACATCTACCGATGTTGCAAATGAATATATTTCAATATCGTCTGATATTCTTTACATTACCAAATTATTTCCAATGTCCTCTTCATTTGGAACTTCCTTTAATTTTTTTGATATTAAATATCAAATGATGTTAAATGACATTGCTGACTTTGCCACATTTGCTGGTGGGTTGGCTTATTATGAACAAATGCAACAATATTTGTCACTATTGGATATGAAATTAAATGGACATCCACAAACTCAATTTTCCAGACATCAAGACAGACTTTATATATTCGGAGATTTTCAGGATGAGGATATTAAGGCTGGAGAATATTTAGTTGCAGAAGTATATACAACTTTAGATCCAAATACACATACCTCAATATATAATGACTTATGGTTAAAGGAATATGCAACTGCTCTTATCAAACAACAATGGGGTATGAATTTAATTAAGTTTGAAGGTGTACAATTACCAGGTGGTGTTATATTAAACGGTAGACAATTATATGATGATGCAACTTCAGAAATAGAAACATTAAGACAAAGAATAAGAGATGAGTTTGAGTTTCCCGCTGACTTTTTTGTAGGTTAATATGGCACGTAATTTTTATTTTTCTGAAAAGGTCAGATCGGAGATCAACCTATATGAAGACCTCATTATAGAGGCTTTAAAGGTATATGGTCAAGACGTTTATTATCTTCCAAGAACAATCGTAAATGAAGATACCTTACTTGGTGATGATCCATCTTCCACGTTTTCCGATTCACAGAAAATTGAAATGTATATTGAAAATGCTGAAGGGTTTGATGGTGAAGGTGATTTATTTACAAGGTTCGGAGTGGAAATTCGTGATGAGGCAACATTTGTTGTTTCAAAATCCAGATGGTCAACACAAGTAAATAGAGCAGATAATTCATTACAAGGCGATCGACCTACCGAAGGTGATTTAATTTATTTACCTCTCAGCAAGTCCATGTTTGAAATACGCCACGTTGAACATGAACAGCCGTTTTACCAAATAGAAAATGTTCCAGTTTATAAAATGCGCTGTACACTCTTTGAATATAGTGGAGAAGATTTTGATACTGGTACTGCAACTATTGATTCCATCGAAAGGGATTATGCATACCAATATAGAGTATCATTATTGGCGCCTAAGGTTGCCACAGCAACGGCGAGTATTACATAATGGCAAAGGTATCAAGTTTAACAATAACTGATTCAGGTAATTATTATACCATACCACCAACAGTGGTAATAGATTTTCCAATACCGTCTGATAGTGACTTTCAAGGAAAAATAGATAGTGCAAATCCATATTTTGGATTTAGTTCATTAGTACATGATTCAGCCGATACTACCGTTGTAGCAACTCTTGCAGATTCATATGGTGGTATTAATCAACAACCGGTAGAATTGGCATTTTGGATTAAACCTACTTCTATTCATGCATGTACAATAGCATGGTCTGATGATTTTAGAATTGTCATGGACAGTAATGGTTTACCCGGTATGGCCTTTACAGTTGACTCTGCAGGTAATGCTGATTCGCACGCAGTTGGTATTACACAAACAAGATATGCAAATCATGCACTTGATTCAAATCAATGGAATTTTATACACTTTGAACTTTTAAATAATGTTTTCAGACCAAATGTAGATAGTGTAAAAGGTTCTGATTTTACTTTGGCAATTACTAATAATTATCCTTATGATAGTGGAGATATAATAAGAATTGGTGCAGATCTAAATGATTCATCTCCTATTGCAACTTCGACGGGAGTTGGTAGAATTCCATCGAAAGGTTTTACTGGTTACGTTGACCACTTTACCTTTACAAAGAAAACATCACAACCTATATTCGATAACGTACAATCAAATCGATTTGCCGAATCTGCTGCAGATTATTATTTTGGCCAAACTCCAGAAATTATAGAAACATTTGATTATAAAAGAGCAACTGCATCTGCAACAATTGATTCTGCAACTGGTAAAGTAACAGGATTGATTATTGCGGATTCCGGTTCTGGTTATTCTTCAATACCAAATGTAAATTTAATAGGTGGTAGATCAGCGGCATTTGATAGTCAATATGAAATAGGAGATAATATCACTCAAACACTTGCATCTGGTGTAAAAATAAAAGGTGAGGTACAAAGGTATCAACTTGATTCAGATAGTGACGGAAGTAGGTATTTGTTTTTAGCACACGTTGGTGCTGATGATGGAGAATTTAGAACATTTGTTAACGGTATCACGTTAAATAAAATACTACCGGCTGGGTCTGTAGGATTACAAGTTACCGGTGTAAATGAAATAAATAATATAAGTGAAACGGAACAAAATGATATATTTACATCTTCATTAGTGGATGACTTCCTAGACTTCAGTGAAGATAATCCATTTGGTGATCCGGAGGCAAATTAATGTTTGGTGGACATTATTATCACGAAAGGATTAGAAAATCGGTTTCCATATTTGGCAGACTGTTTAATAATCTGTATGTGATACGTAAAAATTCATCAGGTGGTGTTTTAAATCAGTTAAAGGTTCCGTTGGCATATGCACCTAGGCAAAAATATTTAGAAAGGATTCGTGAAAATCCAAGTCTTGAAGATGATACAAGAGTTGCAATTAAATTACCTAGAATGTCATTTGAAATTACAGATATATCATATGACCTTACAAGACAGTTGGCAAAGGTAAGTAATTTTAATACAAAAGGATCTGCACCATCAAAAAGACAAAAATTTTATTCACCTGTACCATATAATATTGGATTTTCCTTAAGCATATATGCAAAAAATCAAGATGATGCACTACAAATAGTGGAACAAATTTTACCGACATTTAATCCACAATATACACTTTCAATATATCCTTTTAAAGATATATATCCAGATTTTATTGAAGATGTACCTATTGCAATTACAGGTGTTACATTTGAAGATGATTATCAAAGTACACTTGAACAAAGAAGAACAATTATATACAATATTACTTTTGAAATGAAAGTACAGTTTTACGGCGATATTGAAAATAAAGAAATTATTCGTCTTTCAAATGCAAAATTATTTAATATGAATGCTGGTTTAAATGATTCAGATATATACTTAGAAAGAGTTACTGTAACTCCAAATCCAACGTCTGTAATAGGATTACCCGATAGTGATTTTGGATTTACAACGGAAATAGTTTCAGCGGGAGATAGTTCATAATGCCAATAGTATTAAGATTAAATAAAGGTTCAGAACTTACCTTTGCAGAACTAGATGGTAATTTTACAGATTTAGATAACCGTGTAGATACCATTGAGGGTTTTAACCTTGACGGCCGAGTTACAAGATTAGAACAAGCAGGTACTCCAATCTATTTTGATTCTGATGACGTTATGGTTATATTGGATTCCATTTGGGGAGGCGGCGTAGATTCATTTTTGGCCACAACTGATTCAGTTGGTCTTGCATCATTTAATACTAACCATTTTCTTGTTAATTCTGGTCATGTAGGTATTAAATTAGCAACTAAAGATTCAATAGGTATTGCATCTTTTGATTCTGATAGTTTTCTTGTGGATTCCGGTCATGTTAGTATTAGGTTGGCAACCTATGATTCGGCGGGTATTGCCTCATTTGATTCAAATGATTTTAATATAAATTCAGGACATATTACACTATTAAATGCTGGTACTGCATTGGATTCAACCGGTGTTGCATCATTTGACTCTAGTGATTTTGTTGTAACAAATGGACATGTTACAATTAATCCTGCAAGTGCAGCAGGTAGAGTTGCGGGTTTAACACCAGTTGATTCAACAGGACTTGCATCATTTGATTCTGCAGATTTTAATGTTTCAGCAGATGGACATGTTACACTTGTCGGCGGTGGTGGATTGCAAGCCATTTCAGGTGGCGGTAGCTTATATTATCCTGCAAATTTTACCTCAAATATCGGTCATGGTTACAATGGTTGGGGATCGCGAACCTTTGATCCTTGGGAACCAAATAAATTCCCATTTCAGAATGGCGCAAGATATATTATGAATGCAAGATTCTATCATGCATTCGCTGTAGGCGCGGCGCCGGGGAATGGTTGGACAGGGATAAATTCATACGGAGGATCCGGAATAGTTGATATTGATAATGATGCATATACAATTGTTACGCTGGAAGATGTTGCACAGTACCATACACCGTCAAATGCTACTGGAGACTTAATTGAATTTACAGCTGGACCAAATACACACTTTAAGGTAGTAGCGTATAATTTTTATAGCGGTTTGCACAATTTAGGAACCCAAACTAGCCGCTCAGCGGTAGCAGATAATAATAACTTTTGGATGTTAAGGGTAGGATAATGCCGTATACAAAAGAGTATCCATTAAAACTTTGGTCAAATAAAATTTTAAGAGATTACACTAATTCTCTTAAGGATACAGTTAATAATACAGAAAATCCTTACACATATGAAGAATGGCTTGAAAGAGAAGAGATTACTGATGCAGAAGTTCAGGCTAGATTGGCTAGTGATTTTACGGTAACCGAAACAATTGAAACAATTGAGCACAGAATAAATACCGTTGGTGATTATGCTATGTTTCGTTGGGATGGCGCCAATGATGTTGAAAACGGTGATGTTATTGAAGGTCAATATTTAAGATTTGCCTCTTCATCTGGTCATGGAGATGCAACTGGAGAAAATGGTTCTGTTTGGAAATGTGTAGGGTTTTCACAAGGCACATCAAATGCACCCGGTATTGATGAAAATAGAAATAGAACAACGATGTACGTTAGGATAAAATAATGCCAATAGTACTCAGACTTATAAAAGGTAGTGAATTAACATTTGCCGAATTGGATGGAAACTTTACTGATCTAGATAATCGACTTGACACAGTTGAAGGTTTTAATCTTGATAGTCGCGTTACTAGATTGGAACAGGCTGGCACTCCTATTTACTTTGACTCTGATGATGTCATGGTTATGCTAGATTCCATTTGGGCAGGTGGTGTAGATTCATTCCTTGCAACTACGGATTCAGTTGGTTTGGCAAGATTTGATGCAGATTATTTTTCTGTTGATAGTGGCCTTGTAACACTTTCAGGTGGTTTTAATGATCCTATTAATCTAGCAATTACTGTAGCAAATCCAGGATCAGGTAATCGTTATTATGTTGATGGTGTGTTAACTCCTTCACTCACTCTTTATGAAGGAAATACATATCGTTTTGATCAATCGGATGCATCAAATGCCGGACATCCGTTACGTATTAGTGCAAACAGTAATGGTACTCATGGCGGTGGTGTGGAATATACAACCGGAGTAATTGTAAAAGGAACTCCAGGGCAAACAGATTCCGCAGCATATACTCAACTCACAATTCAAGGTGGCGCGCCTAAATTATATTATTATTGTAAAATTCACTCAGGTATGGGTAGTGTTATTAATACGCATTCAGGCCAGGTGGCTGGTACCACAACAACGGATTCAGCCGGTATTGCCTCATTTACTAGTGCAGATTTTAGTGTAACCAGTCTTGGCCGTGTAAGTCTTACCGATTCTGCCGTCAGAACTAGAATTAGCGCAGTAAATAATAGTGGAAGTGGAACATTTGCATATAGAGAATCCACAGGAGAATTTGTTTATGATGGTCCTTCATTGGCAACAACAAGCACGGTAGGAGTTGCATCATTTAGTTCATCAGACTTTAATGTAAGTGGAGCAGGCCAGGTATCACTTGCAGGCGGTAGTGGTATACCTGTAAGCAGTAGTCTTACCGCAGTCGGTTCACTCATGTTTGTACAATCATGGGGAATGCCGGTTGGTGAAAGATATCAACCTGGAGATACTATACCTGGTAGTAGATTAAGATATGGTAGATTTGCAAATGGTATTGTGGGGCCAAATAGCGGTTCTTTTATCAGAACTTCTACCAGCACACCAGCCAGCCTACAAGCTTTTTATTATAATAGCTCTGATAATTCTAGTTCAACACTACCTGGTAGTTGGAGATTATTAGGGCCTGGTACAATGTCATATTATAATGGAAGCGGTTCAAATATGTTTGGTTTAGTACAAAGGGTATCATAATGATAGTTAATATATTAGGAG